GCAATGGAGCTAACAGAAAACAAAGATACAGTTACAAAAAGAATAGGTTACAAGTATGCACGAAAGATATACGACAAAAGTTTTTGGAAACTGTTTAACTATAGCCCATACGATTACACAATGAATGGAGAGATAGAAGATGAGTGAATTAAAAAGATTAGAAGATGAGAAGGTTAGATTGCAAACAGAGATTGATGCAATCAATCAGTTAATTGCCCCTGGTAAAAACGATAACATAAAAACATTGATACATACTAGAGAAAAGTTGGCGGTAAATAAAAAACTTGTATCGTTGGAGATACAAATAGAACGATGCAACATAGAGATACAGAGGACACTAAAAGAACATGGGGCTATTTAAATAGTTGTTTAATATTCAATAGCTGTTAGTCTATAAGTATGAAATACATTGTAAAAAGTGTGAGCATATTTGACAGCAGTGTCTATGAGTGGGAGTTTGAAGACCTATTCGAGGCACAAGCTAAGGTGAGAGAGCTTAAAGATGTAGGTTCTAATCACTTTATGATAAGACTATACAGCAAAGTATCAGCAAGTATCTAACACTAAACAATTAAGGAGGCAGTATGCCAAACGATGGTATCAATTTTCGTGACCCCGCAACTATAAAAAACTGGGCTATTGAATTAGCTAATGCTTGTGGAGGTAGCAAGATTATGTTTGGAAATATAAAAAAACCAAACCCTACAAAAGCTAATGCACTGTTAGAACAGTTCGCAATAGCATACAATACACAATTAATAGGAGAGGAAAAAGATGACGCCGGAAAAACAGAGGAAGAATAAACTTTTAACAATAGAAATTCTTATTGACGAAAGCCTAGACAGAACAGCAGAGCAAAGAGAAAATTTTCTTAAAGGATATATTGGTAGTATCCCTGGTTGCACAGTTGTAAGTACAAATGTAGAGAAAGCAGAGGTGATAAATTTATGACAGACCAAAGTACTATAGTTCTTAATAGACTTAAAGGAATACAATCAGAGATAAACAGAGCGCAGTTGATGTTGGAAGAAAAACACAAGACACGCAAGCAGTTCATCGTTGATTGTTTAAACAACGACATAACAGTCAAGCAGATAGCAGGTATCTTAGATATTAGTTTGGCAAGAGTATACAAAATAATGGAGGAAATAAATGGACGATAAAATAAAGAAGGCCTTAACAAAGCCATTCAGTAAAGACGAAGTAAAGCCACCACCCAAAGGTAAGTTCGGTTCTTATGTACCTCATCACCTAGTCACTAAGAGACTTAACGATGTTGCTTATGGTGAGTGGAGCCATACATTAAAAGAAATTGCAAGAGATAAAGAAGGAAGTATCAGAGCTGTAGTAACTTCATTCACACTGTTCGGTGTAACACATGACGAAGTCGGTGATGTCGATAGCGTTGATGTAAAGAATAACAATACCGAAGGTGAGTTACTAAAGCTATGTATGTCGGATGCACTAAAGCGTGGAGCAATGCGTCATGGTATTGGACTACACTTATGGACAGGTGAGGTTACAGAGGAAGAACACTACGCCAACAAAAGCGTAGAGAAGTTCCCACAAAAATCAGCTACACCTAACATAACAAAACCAAGTGATAAGTTCTTAGACGAAGACCCAAGTGATATGTTGAATAGACTAAGAGAAGCACTTGCCTTTCACGAACCTTTAGAGGAGACAAGAAAAGCAATTAAAAAACAATCATGGGATGACTGGACAAAAGCTAATAAAGAAAAAGATGTTAGCAAATGGACAGACCAAGATTTCGATGCGTACTTAGACTTGTTTGTACAGTACCAATCAGCTACACCTAAAGCACTAATCGACACAGTCGAGGAAGTATTTGGAGAAGTAGTTGATAACAGTGGTAGCTTAAAGCCATGCCCTAAGTGTGGAAAGACAGAAGACATAACAGATATGCGTGTCAAGAAAGCAGAGGCACCCGAAGGTAGTGGTATTAAAAACTTACCGGACTTTATGTGTGAAAAGAATGACCCGAAATATAGACCGGCGGCTAATGGATGTGGATGGGGTGGATACATTGGTGGCAAAGGTGACAAGGAAGTACCTAGCACATGGCTCTAGAACAGCCATCGTTCCCACTAGATAAGTTAAAGGCAAAGCTAAAGGAGAAATATCCTAATCACAATTTTGATGTTGCTCCTATGCCCGATACTAAATGCAAAGTTAATGGTAGATGCCCTGGCAACAGGGCTATTTACTATGACAATAGTGGAAACTATTTCTGTGGTGCAATCATTAAGATGATGGATGAAAGAACCATGGAGAAATCAAACAAAGAGTGCGGAGCTTATCTAGTTGAGTTATCAATGAAGAAAGCAGAGCAGAAGAGGATAAGAAATGTTCAGCCTCTTCGCTAGCATTCTACCCTTATGTCTAATACCCATCCAAGAAACACAAGAAGGCATAAGACAATACATACATTGTTTAAACAATGAAACAAAGATAGAACATGTAATTCAATGGGAGCCTCTAGTTACAGAACACTTCAAAGAAGAAGATGTAGCAGAGGCCTTGTTGATTATATTCTGTGAAAGCAGTGGACGAAGTGAAGCAGTGAATGGCAATACCAATAACACAAGAGACATTGGGTTGTGGCAATTTAATGACTTCACTTGGATTTGGCTGACACCTAAGTTAAATATAACTGGACCAAGAACTGACCCTGTACTTAGTACAAAGATAGCAAGTTGGTTATATTACAACAGTGGTAGTCACCATTGGAACAGTAGCAATAAATGTTGGAGGACATATGACAAAAGCAAATAAAGACTGGGATATTAATGGAGAAAAATTCTATGAACAACTTAAACAAGGTGAAGAAATGGAGAACCTATACAAGAAGTTCATGGGTAATGACAGCATAGAAGTTAAATCAGAAAGACACATTTGGGAGAAGTCTAAAAACCATTTTGTAGAATATCTGTACAGGCCTGTCAATCAATTAAAGTACGAACCTAGTGGGATATCCGCCACTAAAGCTGAATGGTGGGCATTGTTTTTAATAGACGACAATGACAAACCCATCATGTGTTACACCATACCAGTAGCCGCACTAAGAGAAATAGGTAGGAAATATGTTAACACCGATAGAGATGTTGATGGTGGTGATGGTAACAGAAGTAAAGGAGTACTGGTACCTATAGAAGAGATAGCTCTGTATCCTTTTAATCGTTAGCTTGTATCCGGTTGTTTAAACAATGACCGGAAAGCTAGGCCCTCTGTCGTTTACTAAAAGAGTAAGCACTCCAGGGTGTGACCACAATCCACTTCTTTGTGTAAAATCAATAGACTTATCAAGGGATGGACATTGAAACCAGTGTCTATCTCCTTGGTTCTTAGCACGAAAGTGATGGTAGTGAGCTGTTATAAGTATCTCTGCTTCACCTGTTGGTAGGAAACCAAACATCTGACCCTTCCACCAGGCCTCTATCTTAGCCTCTGCATTACCTCCACCATTTGTCATGTGACCATGCGTGAATGCAGTCTTCTTACCCTTGACCTCTATATTTAAATGATAACCTTCCGGTACTATGACCTTTACTTTTTTGTATCGTTCTTTGTTGGCCGAAAATATTTCTTCCATTATCTGTAGGTGCATAGTATCTGAGTTGTCTAATCTATTAGAAAGCACTTGCCCTTTACCACTCCTGGTCATTTCACCATGGTTCCCTGGCACTCCAGTCAAAGTAATCTTATCTACATGTGGCAAGAAAGTCTCTACTGTTTTGTATATCATAGCTCTAGCTAGTGAGTATTGCTCCAAAAGATTTAGGGAAACATTAAAGGGTTGACTGTCGTAAAAGAACTTAGAACACCCTTCTGTCAAGTCACCCATTCCTACTAGAAATACTTCATCAATCTTCATCCCCATCTTACGATAGTTCTTTAGTAGCTTGACTGCATCCTGCAATGCTACATCATATCTAGCTATTGTAGCTTCAACTCCATAGTCATCCTTGCCCAACTGCCAGTCACTCATCATAAATAACATAGCTGTATCACCACCGAATAGATTTCGTTTAGTGAGCGCCGGCTTCTTTACTGCTTGTTTAAACAATGCGTCATAATGCTTGTCATGTGTGGCTGATTTCCTGCGTATAGTTCCTTTGAATGCGTGAAAGGTTTCAACGATACCACCTTTAAGCTGTGCATTCCAGGAAGATACCTTTAAGATGCCATCTATTTCGTATATGCTTGGGTCAAATCCCCAGTTCTTTAGAATGTTATCGAAGTCATTCTCATAGTTAGGGTCTGTACCTACATGTACAAGTTCACCCTTACCTGTGTTAGGGTCTATATCAATAGAAGGTTGCCATCCTGCTTTGTAAAAGTTATTACCATTCTCTGCAGGTATAGCTGTTTTCTTAGATGATTTTTTCTTAGGCATGTTTCCACCTTTCATATACTACATTTAGTATATAACAGATATTGAATTACCTATGTATTTACTTGGATGCTTTTGTAGGTTTTGGTCCTATTTGTTTTTTAGCAAACTCTTTCACTACTACAAGTGCAGCAGCTCCACCGGATAGGGCAGCGAGTTGTACTGCATTAGCGTCAACACCAACTAATGGTGCAACAGTTAACGCAGATATGAATGCTTCAACAAAAGTCCAAACAGTTTTACTAAGAACATCTTTATATTCTTGGCTCATTTTGTAACTCCATGCTTCATTCCAAGGGGTCCACGCTACATCCTTCTTGAATGTCCCATCAGATTTTCTTTTTCTTTTAAATTTTTCAAACATTAGTTTATTACTCTACCTTTAATCTTAGCGTTTAATGCTATGACACCACCATTAATCTCATTTAATTTCTCCATAACATCCTTAGCTACAATAACATCTGTTAAACTAGCGTCATTTAAATCCTTCTTTAAGAGTTGTTGTATAGTTGTATACTCAATGCTTACCTTCTTACCTTGTAGTAATTCGTTAGCAACTTTTCTATACATAGCTTTGTAGGCCTTTACACTTTGGCCAACGAACCCATCTTTACCTAGGTCTAAGTCTTGCTGAGTTTCCCCGACAATGAGACACCCACTGGTATGCTCATCGGTATTCCCGGAGTGTATAAGTATGTAAGTAAATCCTGGAACATCTTGTAGATGCAACATTCCATAGTGTGAGTTGCCATATTTAGCAGAGTATCTTGTGTGAAAACCACCTGTTTTTCTAAACTGTATATCGTATTCGCCTTCGGGTATGCAAGTCTCGTGCATTACTTTGACTGCTTGATACTGGTCTTCAAGTGTATAGCACTCAAACTTACCATCTATAAAGAGCAAGCCATTCGTTGCATCCTTACCGAACTGTGTTCTTACTACTTGTAATTTCATTACGCCTCCTCGTGTGTTAGATAACTACCATACTTGCAGTTACATATAGTTACCCAAGTTCCATTTTTATTCTGCTTGGGAGTACAGAAATCTTCTTTACTTGCCGCCACAACAGCCGCCACCACAACAATCCATGTTAATCTCCTTGTCTAAAACTAATAGTTAATAACCATATGGCTAGTGTAATTAGTGTAGCAAGTCCTGTCACTTGTTGTGCAGAACCAGTGAGTGTTAATGTAGCAATAACTAAACCAACTAAAGTCCAACTAAGGTTAAGTGTTTCCTTAATTACTTTAATTATCCAGTTGCCTACTTGTTTAAACATTGCCTCTCCTAAATACAAAAGCTGCCATAGATACTATTCTAGTCAGAATAACTGGCACTACAACTTCTTGTGCTTTTTCTCGTTGGTCTTGTGTCATGTCGTCACCTATCTCCGAAAGATTTATTTCTTGTATGTCTATATCTACAAAAGTTTGTATAGGATTTTCTATAAAGTTCTCGAACTGTACCTCTGTAACAACATCAGCAAGGGTGTAGTTCTCTACATCTGTGTTCTCTACTGCTCTAGCTACATACTCTTCAACAGCTTCAGCTATTACTTCGTCATCTTTAACTGCTTCAGCAATGATAGCTACATCCTCTGCTTCTACCTGGAATATTTCAGCGACAACTTCTACCTGTTCTTCAGTAAGCTCTTCAACATCTGCAATAGCTTCCTCAACAACAGCTTGTACTATCTCTTGTACTTCTTCTGTAGCTTGGTCCAGGTTCTGTACACCAATATCATTTACTTGTTCTAGTACTTCAACAACTTCTTCAACAGTAGCTTCTTCTACTACAAGCTCTTCTACAAGCTCTTCTACTTCAATAAGCTCTAAGGGTTCTTCCTCTTCCACTCCCGGTAATGCAGTGGTTGGCGTATCTTCACTAACAACTTCCTGTATCGGCTCATCCAAAACTTCCTTGACATCCTCTTTAACTTCTTCATCTATAACCTCCTCTAGTTCTTCATCTTGTATTGGTATTTCCACCACGATTTCGGGAGCAATGTCTTCCAAATCAAATTCA